GATACACTGCTTCCGGCATCGGGCGCACCTCCGACGAGTCACGGTCTCAACACCCGGACTCTACCAGAGCGTCGCGCCCGACGCCTTTCCCGCACTCACTGCCCACAGTTAGCGAAAACTAGAGTAAGGCACGCTCTCTTTCCAATACAGGAGCGTCGGCGGTATCAGGGCGATCCAGAAGACCACGAGCGCGATATGCAGCCACTCGCCCAGGCTCAACTTCCGCCAGTCTACTGTTGGTAGCGTCATAGATTGATGTAACGAGAACCGCCAAAGACGGTGGCCAGGAAAGCCAAGAGGGCGACGAGCATCGGGAACGGCGCTGGCACGCCAAGCAGCTCAAGGATGTACTTGACGATAAAGGCGACGATCGCGCCGATGACGATATTGAGTAAAAGATTCATAAAGTTTCCTCTCTATTTTAGCGCGTCACGGTGAACGTGGCGGTCTTTATTTTGACGGTGATATCGCGCAAGGCGTTGACGTGGTAGGTCAGGGTGAGCTCGACGATGTATTGGCCGGGGGTCGCTGTAATAGGCACGATCGTGGCGGCCGACTGCACGATGTGGCAGCCGCTGGGCAGGTTGATGGCAACGGTGGGGAGGCTGATGAACGAGCCATTTTCGCCGTATAGGCCGCGCGTGACCAGGGCAGGGGCATCGGTGTACTTGCAATAGTCCGCCTCGTAGACGACCGGCTGGCCTGCTTGCACGACCGGCGTTAGGATGTCGTAAGGCTGCACGCGCGGCTCCAAGACACGGAACGGCCAGAAGGCGCTATACAGGCAGTAGGCAAAGATGGCGACCATGCCGATCACGCCAATATTCATAGCCAGGGTGAGTGAGACAGGACGGATGATGTTCATAGGGCGATACTACTCCACTACCTGGAACGGGACCGAGGAGCTGTGGACAGTGATTGTGCGGACGTTGAACAGCAGGTAGGTGATGCTGAACTGCGCGACGTAGCGGCCGGGACGGGTGTCAGCGGGGACGGGCCAGATACGGGTGTGGATGAGGTGGCAACCAGGATCGAGGTGGCGCTGTTTCTCGCCCATGCTCATCACGACCTTATCGGTGTTGTCGGTGACGATCTGACCCACAATCTTCTCGGTGAGGTCGTTGTACTTGCAGTAGTCGATCTTCAGGGGGATATCCTCGCCGGGCCGGACGGTGGCCGCCTCGACCGGGAAGGGCAGGCTATTAAAGGCCAGTGTCTTGATGGGCCAGAACAGCATGTACGCGCCGTACAACACCGCCAGGATAATCCCCAGCAGGCTCAGGTTCATCGCTATGCGCGTGAATTGTCCAAGTCGGGTCTGCTTGGTCTCCGGCATGAACATGGCGATTGGCACAGGAAAAGGCTTGCTCATAATCTAGTGGAGAACTCCGTTCGATTTCAGGACGAGGGCCAGCAGCGACGACAGCACGGCCAGCACGATAATGCCCGCACCCTTGGCGACGTAGCCCTCGATCTTGGCGACGCGCCCATCCAGCTCGTCGAATTCGCGCCGCCCGACAAACGATTGTTGCAATTTTTCAAATAAACTTTGAAAGTCCCTGGTGGTCAGGAAGTTGGCCTCCTTCAAGGTTCGTACATCGGCGGCGGTAGAGCGAATCACCTCGGAAAGATTGGTTACCTTCTCATTAACCAGAGCAATCTCGGTGTACATATTATAGTTTTCTTCAAAGCTGGGTTGATCTTTTCGAGGTGGCATAGGATATGTTGATTCAATGTGGTGCTTGTGACATAATCACACTTATGCCAAACACAACTACTGAGTTATCTAAATCATGCGAATACTGCGGAAAGGTCTTCTTCAGTACGCGCGGCGACGCGGAACACAGCGAGATCTGGCGCAAGCGGCGTTTTTGCTCCCGCTCCTGTGGTGGGCAAGCGAACCGTCGTGGATCGTTGATGTCTTGTGAGGAGTGCTGCGCGGAATACTGGATGCCGCCACATGTGATCGCCAAGCATCTTGGGCGATTCTGTTCCGTGGAATGCAAGGCTAAGTGGATGTCGCGCACCTACACGGGAGAGGGAAGCCCTATGTGGAAAGGAGACCGGGTGAGCTACAGTGTCTTGCATCATTGGGTGGTTAGGCATCGAGGTAAGGCTGATCATTGCGCTTTTGACCCTTCGCACAAGCCCAAGTATTACGACTGGGCGAATAAGAGTGGACAGTACTTGCGAGATCTTGATGATTGGATCCCCCTGTGCCGACCTTGTCACCGTAAGTTTGATAGGCAACGACCGAAGCAGATGGCATACCCTGATTTGTGTCATCGTGCGGTGTAAGGCCCGCTGGTAAACCAGGACAAGCTCGGTGTAGATATTATGATTATCTTCGGTTCCATTGAGCGGGTCACGGCGTGTTGGCATGGGCATGAGGGGCCTACTTGGCCCAATCGTTAATCGTGCAGCGGATCGCGTTGTAGGCGGGGATCGTGACGGCTGCGCTGTTGGCGTTGAGGTAGACGGGTTGGATGGTCTGGAGGCCCGTGACCGTGCCCGCCGCGAAGAAGGCCACGCCAGCTAGAGAGTAGCCCGAGCCGGAGGTTGTCGGCACAATTTCGTAGGATGTCGCGTTAATCTTCAGGCCGAAGCGCACGTTGCCCCCGGCGTTGGTGAAGTTCGCCACGGACAGCGCGACCTGGAAAGGGCCACCCGAGAAGGTGAAGGTATCGGAGAAGGTGCCCACCTGGACAAACGTGCTGCTGGTCGTGCTATTGACGGTCGCCGATGGAAACCACTCCGTTGTCTTGCCGGTGGTGAATCCGGAGGCAATGCCGGAGGCGGCGACCAAGCCGTTCCCCAGGCGCGCCAGGGGCCGCGTATCGACGATATTGCCGGAGTTAATCGAGGACACGCCGTTCGCCACGGTCACATCGGCCAAACGGAGGTAGGGTTTAGTCCCCACGGCGGAGGCGGCGATGTCGGCGGAGGAAACTACCCCGGCCCCGGACGAGCGCACGGCGATGAATTTCAAGCCGCCCGGATTGTTGGCGGTGGTGGAGCCTGCGGCGGTGTCGGCGTAAGCCACGATGGCGTCGTACTTGGTCGCGCCGGTGGAGTTAGATAGGATGGTGACGGAGTATTGGGCCGTGTTCCAGCCGTGGTAGGTGTCCCCTGTCGAGGTAATAAAGACCACGTTGTCCGAGGCGACGGAGCCCGACACCTTGACGGTCATGTCGGGCGTGGGCGTGGTGGCGGAGACAGTCAGGCCGGTAGCATCGAGCACGCCGAACTGGTTGAGCAACTTGCCGATGAGGCGAAAAGCGGCTTTTTCATCGGTCTTGCCGTTGTTGAGGTTGACGAGGTATTCGGCCATTTAGGAAGGGGTTTCTTTCGTAGGCGGATAATCACGGTGGTGGTGATATGCACCAGGATCGTGTCGGGTTGTTGTGGGTCAGTAGGGTTAGCTTGAGGCATACAGCTCTATTATCGCTTATTAGAGGGCCGTACTAGGCCACAGAGACGGTACCACCATTGACGATATAGCGCCATTCACCTTGTACAAAGATCGTTCTGCTTACGGTGTCTTTATTCTCGATCCAGATACGATCCGAAATATTATAAGTGTGACCGCTCAGGTTCGCTTCCCCCCAGTCGCGCCACTGCGTCCATTTGTATCGGTAGCCAAGCGTGTTGAGACCGCCGATTAAAGACGCCTCGTTCGCGGTTGATCCCTCATATATGCTATAGGAAAAGACGCAAAAAATGAGTGGGGCAACGCTTGAAACCAGATGGAACCCGAAGATGGCCGCCCCCCCCGCCACAATAGTTGTAGCACTCGTCGCGTAGCTACCGGTCGATTGCATGTTGACGGCGTTGGCCCCTTGCAACTGCAAGGTCCGCAACTCGGAGAGCTGATTCTTTAAGGTGTTAATGTCGTCGGCGATGCGGGCTATCCCCGGCTCGCGGTCAAGGGTATGATCGGCCATTAGTAAAGTCCAACTTTCAGGCTGATCGTTTCACTGTCGTTTTCGTCGATAGTCACGTCGATTTCGTTGATCCGCCACATCTGGCCGTCGAGCGCGGCAAAGGCGCTCCCCTGGTTGGCATCGATGGAGATGGGCACCCGGTCGCCCAGCCAGTACGCCCCCAAGAAGGGCTCCTGGTTACCATCCAGCACGATTTCGGGGATGACGGTGGGTGTGGCGTACTTACGGTACTCCTCTTGCGCCCGGTCGGTCAACGGCTGGGCCGTGTTGAACGACGCATAGTCGTTGATGACCTCCCTCAACTTGTAGACTTGCTGCTCCGGGGTGGTGGTGCTGAGCGAGGCGGGCCAGGTTTGCATCAGTTGCTGGTCAGAGCCGTTCCCTGACCCCCGCGCGAAGACCAGGGTGGCGAGCTGGGAAGCGTCCACGGGCAGGCGCAGGCTCTTGATATTGCCGGGTAAAGCAAAGCGCAACTCGGTCTTGTCCTGACCCAGCGGATAGGAGACGCTGAAGACCTTGTCCGCCGAGAACGCGAAGTCCACGCTATTTTGCCACTTGGTGATACCGATGAGCAGGTCGCGGATATTGAGGCCGAACGGTTTCCAGGTCTCGCCCACAAGGCGGCTCGTCTGGATGGTTCCCTGGGTGATCCCGAAGCTGCCGTTGGGCCTGCTTTGCGTCAGGTTGATGAAGTTCCACATAACTTGGCCGATGTCGGTAGCGGTATAGGTCAGGCCGAGCGCCGTGCCGTCCGTCGGGTAGATGTAGCGATCCTTCAAGAGCTCTAAGAAACCGACTGCTCGCACGTCGAGGCTGCGCCTGCTACCGTCGATGGACGGCAGGAGATAAGAAACTTGCGCCCCGACCAAATAGCGGTCGCCACGACGAACGCGGATTTCGTTGTAGCCAGGGCCGAAGAAAGCGGGAACGCTGGTGCCGAGCGAGGCGACAAGCGCCTCCATCTGGCCCAGGTCGAAGGACATTTCGATCGCTTCTGGTCTGTTACGCGTGACCTTGAAATGGCGCGAGCGTAGATAGGGCGACAGGTCCGCTATCTGCTCTCCTTGTGGGGACCATAATTCCACGACGTATATTGACTGATTGGTAACACCAGCTGCCGCGTAGGTGGCTGTGGTGACGGTATCCGCGACGATGACTTGCTCGCCCGCAAGGGTGAGGAGCGGCTCGGCCAGTGTGTCGATGATCTGTGCCATATTAGAGACCTAGTCGCGCTTCCCGGTAGCTGAAGGTGGCATACCCCACGTCGTAGGCATCGGCCCCGACGCGTAGGTTGTTGAGGCCGGGCAGGATGGCCCAGAACTTCGAGCCGGAGATGAACGCGCCCATCCGGTTTGTTGTGCCGCCTTGTACGATGAGCCTTTTTTTCATATCGACGGCTACCACGTCACCGGCCACTAAAGTAAGGTTCAGCCGGATAGATTCTCCTGTCGAATCATTCGCAATAACCGGGTTAATCATCGGGCCGTACAGCGTCACGAGGGGGAAAGCCGGGGCATTGCCGCTATTGCTGGCTGTGACCGAGCCGCCCGAGGAGCCGCCGAACTGCACCGGGTATGTTACTGCGTAGGTCACTCCGCCCGATTGTGGGAGAAAACTCGTCACGCTGGTGAGTGTTTGGCTTTCCAGGGTGTAATCGGTCGCCTCCAGCTGTAGCTGCCACTTCCCCATCGTCGGTGAGGTCAACTCGCATTGAAAGCTCTTGGTCACAACATTTACCTGGTAAAGCGAGAAATCAAGATCGACAAGAAAAAGCGTGCGGGCTATCGGCACGTTGACGCTATCGAGGCGCAAGGATACCGCCGCTTCCAGTGCCGCCCGATTCGCCATGAAGGTCGTCCGGTCAGCGCCTCGGATGGTGCCGTCGAGCGTGATGGTGCGCCCGCCGTAGAGGTTATGGGCGACGGTCATGCCGTGCGTCCCTGGGCGGTTGTATTGGTCCAAACGCACCTGCGGGAAGCCGAGGCCGGTCGCCGATCGCGTCTGGCAGGGCTGCGATGCGGTCAAGGAATGGAGCGAGTAGCTATCTAACAGGATGGCGTTCATGACAGTCTCCAGGAGAGTTCGCGGGCGAAGGCGACCAGATCGGAGGGCTGATAGTTGTGGAAGTTCTCGATATGCACGGTCGGGCTACTCGCGCCATTCTGAAGCATCTGCTGTGTCGGGCCACTTGGGGTGACGCTGCTTCCGCGCGGTAAATTGACCAACTCGGGGCCGGATTCCCCTACCAAGGCGACGCCGCCCGGATGGAAGCTCGTGCCGTTATCGTAGGCCAGGAAACCGCCGATGGCCGACAGGCCCCCGATGATGGCGGAGCCGATGGCTTTCAGGCCGGAGACCGCCCCTGTGGCGTGATCGATGCCGGAGAAGAGCCCCTGAATACTATTGCCGATATCCCCCCCGAGCGAGCGTAGGCCATCGTGAACACCCTTCTTGATCCCGTCGCTCATCTTGTTACCCATGTCGGTGCCGATGCGGTTGAACTGCTGGGAGAGGGCCGGGGACTGCGCCATCGCCCCTGCCCCGAACCCGCTGATCTGCGCCACTCCCTGCCGGTTGGCGGCGTCCCGAATCTTCTCCACCTGATCGTTATAGTGTGTCTGCGCCTTGCTATTCTCTTCCGCGAACTTCCGCTCCAGCCGGGTGATGTCGTCGGCCTTCTGCTGTTCCCCGATGCGGGCTACGTCGGCGGCATGGGCCTGCAAGATGGTCTGCTCCTGATTGAGCGATTCTTGCAGTTTGTCCCGTTTTTTGTCGTAGGCGGACTGGGCGTTCTTGACCTCATCGTCGTACTTGTCTTTGAGTTTGGCGGCACGGGTGGTGTAGGCGCGATCCTCTTTGTCTAGGTTGTCCTGCAAAGCATCGAGTCTTTTTGCGTTGCCTTGGCTATACAGAATGCCATCGATGTAAACGCCCTTGGCTCGCTCGTCGGTGATCTGCTGGGTGATGTCGGTGACTTTCTGCTTGTGCGCGTCCTCCAGCCCTGCGACCTGCTCGTCGTAGTTGTCCTTGCGCTGTTGCACGGAGGCGTTGTAGGCGGCCGACTTATCAGCTAGTTGCCCTTTGATCGTGTTGACCTTGTCCTGGTGCGACGCCACCATGTCGCGCAGGGAGTCCTCGAACGATTGCTTACGCGCGGCGTCCGCCTCTTTGAACGACTTATTGGCGTCGGCCAGTTGCTCATGCATCTTTTCCAAAGCAGCTTTCTGGCTGGCTGTTTGCTCGTTCAAATGCTGTTGTTGCTGCGTTTTTAGATTGCTGTAACTACCGGTAGCGATACGCTGTATGCCGCTGTTGTAATCAGTCCATGTTTGCTGCATGGAGTTGACTGTCCCCGTCCAGGCCCGGTCTAGGGGAGCCAGCGATCCATCGCGCATTGATTCCAGTGCGCCCACAAAAACACGCGCAAAGCCAACGACCGCGTCCATCGCAAAACGTATTCCTGTTACCAGGGCTAAAAATGTGCCTTGTAACTGTTGTGTCTGCGACTCTGTCGCCGACATGCCGCCGGTCACGAGTTCAAGAAAGCCTTTGTTGAGTTCTTGGACGGCAGGTTGTAGCGCCTCACCGAACATGATCTGCGCGTTTTGGGTTGCTGTGGCGAGTCTGGCCTGTGCTCCGGCTGCGGTATCCGAGAATCGTGCAGCGTCACCTATTGAGCCGTTAGACAATTTTAGCGTTCCCAGATATTTCGCTTGAGCAAGCTCTGCCGCCCTCAGTTGGCTGACTTGCTTGCCCATCTCGCCCGCACCAACCTGGATGATCTGGTTGTAATTCTCCGTCATGCCCGACAGGTTGCCGATCATCGAGGACTGGGTCTTGAAGGATTCCGCGAGGTTTTGCACGGCCTGGCCGTACTGGATCGTATTCTGCCGTCCGAAGGCCGCCCGGTCTTTGTACACGTCCATCAACTGGTTCGCTTGTTCCAGGTTTAACCCGCTACTCAGCAGGTTCTTCAGGCCGTTGGCCGACTCGGTTACGGTTAGCAGGCCGTCGGTAGACAGGCGCTTGGCGGCGTCCTGAGCCTTCAGGGCATCTGTACCAAAAGCTGCGGCAGTTGATTGCAGACCGCTCAAGGCCAGCTGTGAGGCGTTAGCAGCGGCAATCGACTCCTTAACCTGGTCACGCAACAGACCATACGCCCCCTGTAGGGCATTCACCGCCAATTGCGCCAAGCCAAAAGAGGCGGCCATTCTTAGGATTGAAGATCCGCCAGTAGTTGCCTGTTCTGCCTGGGCAGCAGCCGCCTCTTTGGTTGCCTCGGTCTCCTGTTTTTTGGCCGCGATAAGCTGCAAGTCGGCGGCGGCGGCGGCCTTGGTTACCTCGGCCATCCGGTAGTCGGCCTCGATATAGGCGTTGGCACTCGACGTACCGTCCCTGATGGTGGCCGCTAAAGCGTCTTGCTGTGTTTTTAGCGCCGCGAGCGACGCTTGCAGTGCTTGGACTTGCGCGGTCGCTTCATCACGGGCGGTGAGGGTGATCTGGACGTTGGAGGATAGGTCAGCCATGTGTAGTAGGGTCTTCCTGGCGCTGTCGTTCGCGTACGTCGCTGCGTCGCTCTTCGACAGCGAGCCAGTACAGGACGGCCTCTAGCGGTTCGTCATCGTACTGGCTCTGCGTGATATGAAATCGCTCGCGGTAGGTTAGTTCGAGGTATCGGTCGGGAGCGAGACCACCGGCGTAGAAGTATCCGTCGAGGTCGGCGAGGCTTTTGGGTCAACAGTCCCCGACAATTGGCGCGATATCTCCGTGACGGCTTCGAGGTCGAATTGATCCAGGTCGTCGGCGGTCAGCGCTTCGAGCTGGCCGTCGGTGTCGGGCGCGGAGCCGGAGACGAAGGTATCTTTGAGCAGGCTCAGGACACCGGCACCGGTTTCGTCGCTGGTCAGGGCGGTGAGGTCGGCCAGGCGCAAGGCCCGGAACGTGAGCGTGCCGTCTTGCCAACCGTCGCCCATGAAGGCTAAGGAGATGGTCTTGTTGCGGGTTTTGAGGTGCATAAGGAAAGCCTTTCGGGATTAGTAGCTGGCGACCGTGTTAGTCAGGACAGCTTTCGCCATCGAACCGTTGGTGAAGGAAAATAAGCCCTTCATCGTGATGGTCTGGCTCATCATCTGGTTCTGGGCGCGTTGCTTGGTCCAGTTGTCGAAGAACATCGAGTCGAAGGTGAAGACCAAGCCAGGGTTGGCGGTGCTGCCGATAGTAGTGTCACTCCGGTTAAGGCTGACGGAGGCGGCCTGGTGGCTGTTGCTGAAGTTATAGTTCTTGTAGGTCGTGTCGTCGTACAACAGGGCGATGTCAATCTGCACCGAGAAGAGGGTGTTGTAGATCGAGTCCACATCGACTGAGCCTAAAGCGTATTCCACGTCGGTGCCCTTGGTGATCGTCAGCTTGAGGCTCTTTACTTTCGCGGCGGTGGCACCAGAGAGACCGGCGACGTTAGTGGCGAGCTTTAAGGTCACGTCCTGCGGGCGGAACTTGTTCTCGGTGACGTAGGCCGGGGTAGACGAGGTCGTCGCGCTCTTGCGGGCCTTGAAGTCGGCGGTGTACTCGATCAGCTTACCCATGTCGTAAGCTATGACGAGTTTATCCACCATAGCGTAGGCGAACTGGATGTCCTGGTTGGCGTCCTTGGCGTGCAGGGTCAGCGACGGGTGGGTGTTGCCGTTGAGCACCGTGAAGGTCGTGTCGTAGACGGTGGTGTTGGGGGCCACGCGGGCGACAGAGGCCGACGTGCCGAAGAGCGCCTTGAGGATGATGCCGATGTGCTGGTCGCGCAACACGCCGGTTAGCGCGCCGTCGCTCCATTGTGTAACGATGTCGGAATCGACCGCGTCTTCCAGACGACCGAAGGATGACCCGTCGGTGATCATGGTGTTCTTATCCTCGTGGGTGAAGGTCATGTCCGGCACCCAGTAGGTGGCGGCCACGGCGGTGCCGGAGGTGGCCTCGGGCCCGATTCCTACGGCGGTTAAACGTCCTGATTGTCGTGGCATTAGCGGTTAATCTCCTTAGATAAGGACTCGTCGGCCTCTGGCGCGGGTGCGCTGTCTTTTGTTGGTGATGTGTCAGTAAATGGTGTGTCTGTGGATGTCTTAGTAGCAGGAGATGGGTTTTCAGCACGAGCGTCTTCAGGTAGCGCAACGTCGGCCGATTTGCCGTCTAACTTTGGCGCACGTTCTTGAATACGTTTCAGGGCGTCTTCTAAACTCGTTGCCTCAATGGAGACAGCTTCACCAGTGCCGTAAGGATCAGGAAAAAAATAAGGAGTTGTGTCGTTGCTCATAGGGTATTAGAAAAGGTCTTGGTCTTTCTTGGCGGTGATGCGGAAGCGGTAGTAGCGCAGGCCGTCGTTGATCTCGAAGCCCCACGCGCCAGTCATGCCATCGATGGTGTAGACGCTGCTTTCGAGGATGGTTGGGCTGATGCGCTCCAGGCGTAACCGAGCGCGGCAAAGATCGACAAGTTGGCGCATGTGACCTTCGGTCGTGGCGGAATCCTCGAAGGTGTCGAACAGGTAGACCTCGTAGATCACACTGTCGTCATCGGTGCGGGAATCGAGCTCAGTTTCATTATCCTCTATCGGTACGACGGCGAAGACCGGCCAGGTGGTCAGCCGCGCTGGTTCTTTGAGCGGATAGTTGGCCTTGATCGCCCAGCCATTCGGATAAATAGCGGTGATGTCAATCCCTGAGAACAGGTCGAAGAGGGCTTGGCCGATGGTGGTGTAGGTGGCGGACATTACAGCGTTGTGGCGATTTCCTTGACGAGCGCCATGAATTCTTTGACGGACAACTCCTTGATATGTCCCTTTTCCATCATCTTCTCCACGACTTTGAAAGCGGTGTCGGTCTTACTCTCACGGACGACCGTCGTGGTCAGCGTTGCGGGGTAATAGGTCGGGCGATACGTCCCATAAGGCCAATAAGGAGGTTCGCCGATGTAGTTATAAAGCGTGTTGATACTGCCAACTTTCGCGGTCGTCTCGTTGGTGGTTAGCGTCATGCCTTGTGCGTTATAGGTGATTTTTGGTTCGGTATGCATAGATACTCCTTCTGTGGATGATTGGGGGATAGGGCGGGGATAAAGAACGCTAACCGGTGGACAAGTCCCTGGCGATGTCGTCGGCAGCGTTGGCGAAGAAGGCGTCGATAGAGCGTTGGTTCTGCTCTAAAGAGCCTTTCATGTAATACCGGCCGCGCACACCTTTCACCGATTTAGCGAAGACCATCTTGCCACCCTTACCCACGAAGGCCAGCACCTTCTTCGTCTTCGGGGTGATCGGGCGACCTAACGGCCCGTAGATACCAGTTCCACTTTCCATCCAGGCCGCGTAAGCTACAGCTGTACCAACAGAGCCTGTGAAGGTGTTGCCCGATTGCTGCATAGGGGAGACTAAAATGCTCGCGCGCAGGTGGCCGGAGTCGATGGGCGACAACTGCTTGGCGGTGGCTTGCAAACTTAATAGCGACTTATTGCCCGCCTCGATGATCTTCTTGCTGGCAATTTCGGGGGCTTGTCGGTAGAGATTTTGCAGTTCGGGCAGGTTCTTGATCTCGACGGTATAGGCGATCATGTTAAGTGCCCCACATAGCTCTGGCGGTTATAGAGGTGTGCGCTAGGCGTGGTGTGGTATGACGGGCGACACCCATCACTAAATACGTCTTGGTCGAGTCGGATTCATCCACGAGCATATCTTGCTCTTTGAGATCGGGGCTGCCATCGAAGATGATGGAGAACGCTTTGCCGGCCGGTATATCGATAAACGCCGTGATGTTGGCTCCTGCCGGATAGACATACGCCGCCAGGTCTGTCAGGGTGTTGGTGATGCCCCCGCGCGTGACGCTGAAGTAGTGCGTGACGATACGCATTTAGAAGACGACGGGCAGCCGGTAGCTGTCCAGCACCTCCATCGTACTGCCGGGGATGGCCACGCCTTTCAGGTCATAGGTTTCGCTATAGTCCCCTGCTCGCACGGACGAGACGGTCTGGCCGCCATCTGTGGCGTTATTGAACCGCTGCACCAGCAGATCGGCCAGGGCTTGTTTCAGGTCAACCGGGAACGTGGTGTCGGTGTAGCCCCCGGTATAGGTCACACGGGTGGACTCAAAGCCATATGGCAGGTAATAGTTGGTCGCCAAAACACCGGCCGGGTTTACGCGGAAGGTGCCGAGAAAAGGGTCGTACAAGTTGGTCGAAAAGTTATAGATACCGATGGTCACTGGCTGGGCGGTGTCCACGGGTAAGGCCGATAGATAAGCCGTAGCAAGGGCGCGTGGCGGGCTAAGGTTCTCGGTATACGTGCCGTAGGCCCAGCCTAGGCGCTGGCAGTACCGGGCCGACCAGGCCAGGATCGCCGCCGCCATGCTGTCTGCCAAAGCACGCCCATCTGGGTCGGAGAGCGTAGAGTTCGTTTGTGATTCGTAATCCGTCCAATTTAGGAGAGCCATCTATAGCTATTGTACCGTGGCGCTCAGGCTTTATTGGCGGTGTGCTTGGTGATAGCAGCGTGCATCTTGTCGGTTTCTTCCTTTTTTTCGGCAGCGGTGAGGCTGCGGAGAAGGGTCTTCCCGTCCTTATCCTTGTGGCCTGAGTCAATCTGCATCGCTTCGATCTGCTCCGGACCGACAATGACGATCTCGATCCGCTTAGCGGGGTCATCTTGCACCTGCATCGGTACTTCGGCCTGGGTGCGTGTGGCATTATGGCCGGTGAAACACGCCGGACAGAGCGCAACAGGTATACCAGGGTGGTGCAGCGCATGTTTCTCGGCGTCGGCAGGGTCGTAATCGTGGTGGTAGCCACACGCCGGACAATACCAGGTTTTGAGTTTAATGGTGGTTTTCGGCATAGATTCCTTTAATACGCTTCGTAAGAGAAACCAGGTTCAATGAAGTTCATTACAGCATACTGGCCGCCATTGGTTGCATGGACGTATCCCATGCAAGAGGCGTTAATGTTTACGCTACTACCGGCTACCGGGGGGACGGTCGTCGTATGCGTGGCGACAAGCGTGCCGTTTTGGTAGAACTTCACGGCCGTACCGTCGGTGCATTCTGCGACATATTCTTGGCTGACGTATGATCCGGGATTGGTGATAAGTGTCCGCTGTTCCGCCATGCCGTTGCCGCTTGACGTGTAGAGGCTGGTTCCCTGTGAGGTGATACTGGTTTGGCGGGCCGTTCCGGGCGGTGGATTGGCGGTGGCGCTGCTGGAGAAAAAGATGAAATACATCTCGCTGCCCGCTGTGGCGTTGAAGAATAGCGTGGCGTGACCGTAGATATTCTTCCGCCCTAAGGACGGGATAGCCTGACCATTATAAAGTTCTGCCACCACGGCGTCACCACCGGCAGAACCCCCGGTACGGAGGTTTATGCCGCCCGCTGGTTGCTCTACTGCGCCCCCGAGATTGGAACCGCTTAGATAGTGGGCCAGGTTATCGAAGGAGAGGGACACGCTATAACGCGTCTTTGCGGCTCCCGCAGCGGCCGCGATGGTGATCGCGTTGGCCGCGTTGGTGACGGTGATGCCCGTGCCCGCCGTGATGGTGGCCGGGGCCGGATTGCCCGCCGATGAGCCGATGAGGAGTTGCCCGTCGGTTAAGGCAACCGTGGAGGTGGCTGTCGTGGCTCCGGTGGCGTAGACCGCGCCCTTGTTGGTGGCGGCAGTGATGCTGGCGGCGGGTGTGCGGAAGGCCGCCGAGCCGGTGGTGAGCAAAGTGAGCGTGTCCCCGCCCGACCCGCCCGAGGCGTTGTTGAGCTGGATGAGCGCGCCGGTGTTGGTGACAAGGTGGGTGGTCGGGTTGAAGGCCGCCCCGCCGGTGTAGACCTTGAGCAGGTTAGCGTAGCCGCCGATGGGGGCCATCGTGACGTAATCCAGGATTTGCTCGTTGGCGTTACCCGCGCCGCCGATGATCGTCCAGTAGTTGAGGCCGTAAAAATAGGGTTTGCTTTTGAGGGTGTCTAAGACCGTCTGCATGGCCGTCAGGCGGGCGGCGTCGGTCGTCTCGTTGATCGTCCCCCACTCGGTCAGCATCAGCGGGAACGGGCCGTACAGGGCCTCATACGACGCTAAATCGGTCGCCATACCAGAGGGTGAGCTGGGATAGTCGTCCATCCCCAAGACCCCCATCGCGTCTAAGGTCCGCTCGTCGAGGAAGCCGTAGGGGTTGGAGACGTTGCCGTAGACCACGAAGCCGGACGTGCCGAAGAAACCGACCGCCACTTGACCGCGCAGGCCGATGAGATCTAATGCCGCGTTGGTGACGGTGATGGCGTCGCGCAGCCAGCGGCGGAAAAGGTTGGCGTCGGCGAACTGCCCGCCCGTCGCACCACCCACCACGCCGTTAATCCCGCCGTTCTCCGGTTCGGGGATCGGACAGAGGATGTCGCCGGGGCGGTACTGATCCGGGTGCGCCTGAATATATTGATAAATCTGCGCCAGGTAGGTGGTCGTCTCCGTACCCGCTAACACGCCTGCTGCCGTGCCAACGCCCCTGGTGGTGTTCTTGGGCTTGCTGTAGATCCCCTCCCACTCCAGCGGCATCTGTCGCCAGAAGATGTTGCGGCCAGCAGCGCGGATCGCGGCGGCCCAACGAGCGGCGTAGCCTGCTGCGGGGGGGGTAGTCGGATAGGCCGAGGGGTCGTCGTACGGGATGGCGACGCCGATGTGGGTGGGGTTGAACGGCTTGACGGCGGCCATCAGGTTCGCCATGTAGGCGTCGGATGACTGCCCCTGCACGTTGTCCTTGGTCACCTTCATGATGTCGAGCGACTGGATGCGCCAGGTCGAGGAGCCGGGCTTGGCCCCGGTGAAGAGCGTCGGTTGGGTGAAGTCCTGCTTGAGGGTCTTGGTCGAGTCGGAGATGACGATGTTGCGGAACGACAAGGTCTTGCCCGCCGTGGACTCGTAGACGCGTAGTTTCAGGTTGGAGACGGTGACGCTAGCGTCTAGGTGGGTGCCGGTGCCAGCGGTAGTACTTGTCGCATCGAAGGCGCTGGTGAACTTGGTTAAAGGCAATGAGATGGTCTGCCAGCCGGTGGCCCCGTTGGTGGCGAAGTTGGTCAGGACGATGCCCCGGTCGCCGGCCTGGTTAAAGGACAAGAGCGGCGTATCCCCGGCGACCAGCAAGGTGTTGCCGTTGAAGTTGACGTCGAAGGTGATGGTATCGAAGTCCTGGAGTATGGCCGTCCAGAGGGTGCGGACCGAGATGGAGTCGTTGTTGGCCGGGGTGGTGATGGTCATCACGCCGTCTTTGATGACACCTGTCCCCCCGGAGGTATGCACCCAGCGCTCGGGGTGGATGGTGAAGGTATCTAAAAGGTAGCTGGGCGCGGTAGCGATGACGGCCTGTTGCTTCTGCTGGGTCGGGTCGAGATTAGGGACTAAATTCAGGCCCACCTGCGCTTTCGTCACAGCGTGCGGGTTATCTGTCCGGTTGGCATGGGTGGTATTGGCCGTAACGCTGGTGTTGGCGCTGACGGTGGTTTGAAAATCCGAGATGGTGGAGGCGGTCTGCGTACCTGTGTGCGTCGAACGGTCGCGGAGCTGGGCGTCGGCGGCGTTGGCCGTAGCTCCCGTGGCGATGCCCGCCAACTTAGGGCTTGTCAAACAATAACCATATCAGGCGAGAGCGCGTGTGGACGGATGGAGTAGTTCCACTCCCCGTGGAACGGGTCGCGTGTGAGCTGGATGGTCGCCATCTGGGCGGCGGAGAC